CCTGTAAAACCCATAACAAGCAAAGAAAAAGCGTCACGAGTAAGGTTGTAGCAAGGTCTTAACTCTCCTTTTTTGTCTTTGTAGGTAGAGAGTATAAAATTACTCTCTGTAAAATCATTTTGCGGTTGGTTCTTGGTGGTTTCTAAAACATCTTTATGGTTTTTATTAAATACCTTAGCTAAATCCAAAGAATTGATAAATACTTTATTTTCTTTGATATTTAGATTTACTTCTACATTATTGATAATTACAGGGGCGTTACTCATTTTTTGCCCCCAAAATTAAAAACATAGATTGTCAAAAGACTTAAAGCCAACATGGTTAAAATTAACGCAACTTCCATTTTTCATCCTTTTTTGATAAAATACAAAAGGTAATTTAAAAGGGTGGTGGCTACTGCCAACCACCAAGAACCGATATTGCAGCTGCTATCTGCAAAATCAGTAAGACAATTTCTAAGATTGTTTTAATCTTTTCCATTGAATTACCTTTTAAACTTATTTCAAAACGGGTTTTTAATCCGTTTTGATGTTATAATTATAGCTTAAAAATCTGTTATTGTCAAGTATAATAAGGTTAAAAGTTAGTTATTTTATAATAAAAGATGGTTTTTAACCAGCGGAAAATTCCGCCCGTTAAATTAAAAAGCCTAAAACAAGGCTTTTTTAAGAAGTTGTTTTAAATTCTCATAATCTGCTAACTGCTCTTTTAAAATTTCTATCTCTTTTAAAAGCTCAATTGCTTTAGTTGTTTGGTCGCTAATGCTATCTTTTTTAATTGCATTTTGCAAACCCCCTTCGCTCATTCCTATCAACTCCCCTAACTGCTTATAAGTTAGTCCTTGTTCCTTGCAAAATTCCTTAATTTCCTGTGCTGTCATTTTTCTCCTTTATTTAAAACATAAATTTAAGGCTCATTTCTAAAGCCCTATTTACAATACTTCTTATAAGCTCATCTCTTCCTGTACTTAAAGCTTTTCTAAGTTGCACTCCTAAGCCATCTTGTTTTAAAAGCTCTAAGGCTTTCGGTTTTAAAATAGCTTTTTTAACTTTTCCGCTTTCTAAATCCATACTCTCAAAATCCAAAAAATGATTATTTTTTAGGTAATTTATCGTATGATAAGCGTTTAATTGATGTGTTAAAAACTCTTCATATTCTAGTTTTGGGATAAAATCAAAAAAGTTAAAATCGCTTGGAATAGGAAAGGTACTATAAAGTTCTCCCAAAGTTTTTGCCGTATAGCTTTCAAAAAGCTCAATATTTTCACTCATTTAAATCCCCATTTATTGCAAAGCAAATTTAAATCCGTATTTGTCTTTAAAAGTTCATCAAAATAAAGCTCTAGTTTATCAATATAAAGTCTAGCACCTTTTAAATCATCATTTTGTATATTTTTAATTGCTAGATTTTTACTATCTTTGATAAGTCTTTGAAACTCATCTTTTTTATCTTTAAGCTCAGTTAAACGACCTCTTGCGTAAGTAATTGTTTCTTCTTGCATTTTAATCCTTTATCTCATACAAAATTCGATTAAATCATCAATATCATTTAAATCATTTTTAGAAAAGTATAAATAAGCTTTAGGACTGATTAAAACTCCTGAAAAATCGTCATTATTTTCTTTATCGTATTTTAAAACTTTGCATTCTTTTAGAAAATGAATACAAGAGCTAAAGTCTATTTTATATTCTTTACAATCTTTGTTAAAATCATCTGAAAAAAGTATGCTTTGATTTGGAAAATCATTTAAAAGTGTTTTTATAATACGTTTTGAAACAAGCTTAAAAGCTTTGAAGTTTTCCATTAATTCTCCTTTATTTTATTTTATCAAAATTTTACTTAAGCAAATAGACTTCTTTCTGCATCTTCATCCTTTCAATAATTCTTTATTTTCGTGTATATTGCCTACGACATATACATCTTCAATTGTTTTATTATTTTTATGTCTACGAAGGTCAAATAAGTACCCACCATCTCCATTAGATAATTTAGAACACAATCCCAACTCCATATCAAAACAAATAATTTCATAAAATATTTCTAAATTTTTTTCATTAGTAAATACTAAGCATTCTATAATATCTCCTATATAGATTTTATTACCTTTGTAATCATAGTAACCTGTAAAAAGCTCTATCTCTAAATTAGAATTATCTAAATCATCTAATTCAAATTCATAGTGGTAACAATCTTGATTCCTATTTAAGCATTTAACATCAGTGTCTTCTTTGTGTATATAAACACCGCCTTTAATATTGTTTACATATTTCCTGCCATCCCAAACTCTAAAATCAAAGTCTTTTAGTTTCATTTTCACTCCTTAGCAAATAAACTTCTTTCTATATGTTTAAACATAATTTCATTAGCACTTTTAAAAAAGTCTTTTTTAATCTCAAAGCCATAAGCTTTGCGGTTTAAATTTGCAGCTGCTACAAGTGTGCTACCACTTCCAGCACAAGGGTCAATCACTACATCACCAACATCAGTAAAAAGGCGGATTAAAAACTCTAGAAGTTTAATCGGCTTTTGTGTAGGATGAATTTTCGGTATTGATTTATCATCATAAAGCCAGTCTATACAGCTCATTATCATACGCCCATCGTTGTTAAATTTTGGTAATTTATCTCTATAAAGAATTAGCCCATATTCACAATTTTCAACGATTTTCATATTTGCTTTTAATACACTAGCACTGCTTCTCTTTCTAAAAGTTAAATTTATATAATGCATAAATCCATATCTTTTTGCTAAATCAATTAAAGGCGACATTTGTTGAAATGAGCAAAATACAATCATACAAGGGGCTTTCCCAACTTCTTTTGGCTCTTTGATTAACATTTTTGAGCAAAAATGCATAAATTCAGCCACTCTAAAATCATTATCCGTATCAAAAAACGCCTTACCAGCCTTATCACTTTCCCCATTTGCTATCTTGCCATCAATATACCACGCAGAATTACTCGCATAAGCATTTATTCCTAAATTGTAAGGAATATCAGCTATTACAAGCTGTGCTTTTGGTATATTATATCTTTTAAAATTTTGAAAATGGTCGTTATATAAATTTAGTTTCATTTTCACTCCTTAAAAATTTTTCAACATCTTCAAAAGCTTTAACAATAAGCTTTTCTTCATGAAAGTAATTTCTTCCGCTTGGCTTACTTTTGTAAATTTTGTAAGCCTTTCTGAGTTCTTTTTTACTTATGTGATTTTTATAATTTATTTTTTCAATTGCAATCCCATTACTTCTTAAAAAACGACAAAAGCAACTTCTCCTCTCGCTAAATGGAACGATTTTTACAATTTCAAGATAATTAGAACGGCAAACTTTCATCATCATCTCCTATTTCGATATATTTTTCATTGTTATTGTTTTTTACTTCATTTCCATAAGGATTATAGCTTTGATTTTCTTTTGGAATAAATGATTTATTATTGTCGTTATTTAAAGATTTATGCCTTGCTTTAAAAGATTTTATAGATAAAGGCTCTTTATTATTTTGAAACTCATCCATGCTTTGCATTTTTTCATTAAAAATTCTATCAAGAAAGATTTTGTTAGCAAGTTCTCCATTTTTACTTAAATATTCTTCTGTTCCAAAACCTAAAACTAAAAGTTTATTAACTAAAGAATTTAGATAAATAACTTCAGTCTGCACCCCAAAAACATTCTCATTTCCCTTTTCGCTAAAATCAAGTTCATCAATTCCAAAGAATTTCATAATGGCATTTAATTGTCTAAATCCTAAATAATTTTCTTTTTCTCCATTTTTACCCATATAACTAAAATCGTTATTTTTAGCTACAAAAAGATTAAAAATAGCTAGTTTTTGCTCTTTTCTGGTTAAAAATTCAAAACAAATAAAAGTATTATTGCTTCCATCGCTTGCCAATTTATCATATAAAAAGGCTTTGCGGAAAACTCCGCTATAAAGCCCACCTTCACTTAAATACTCTACGCTTGGCGAATAATTTGCCACTTCAAAACTTGCCTTAAATGCTGGTAACATTATAATTCTCCTTTTAATTGTGTTAAAAATTCATCTTTATTACTTAGAACTTCTCGTATTTTTTCACTTGTAAATAAAGAATGTTTTTTTATAATATTGTTTTGCTCCCCAGTGTTTAAACCATTATCACTCATAAATTTTCTAAGCTCAGCACCTAAAGCTTTTATCTCTTTTGCTTTATTTTCTATAGCTTTTTCATCACTACCCCAAACTTTTAAATCTTCATTTGGATTTAAAAATCGCTTTTCCTTTATTGTTTCTAATTCACTCTCATCAAGCATTCCAAGTCCGCAAATACTTAAGGTTACACGCCTTTTTGCTTTTGTGATAGCTTTCATTATTGCGTTTGCTAAATTATCGCCACCTAAATTTTTAATATTTAAAGCACCTGTATCGCAATCCGTTCTTCCATCTGGTGTTGCTGCATAAGCAGTAACCATATAGATATCGCCAACTTGTGCCACTTCTGTTTTTGTAATACTTACTTTTCTGATTTGTCTTAGCTGATCTGTTGCTGATTTATTTGCATATAAAGTAAGTTTGCCATTTAATACTATGTATTCAAAAGGTTTAGTAAGCATATTTAAACCCAAACTTTCACAAAGATTTTTAACATAACTCGCTCGTTCTACATCACTAAGTTTTGATAAATCACCTTTTACCAAGGCTAACTCATAAGGATTAAAATTTATTTCTAATTTATTTTCTTCTTTTAATACAACTTCATTACTCATTTTTCATCTCCTTAATATTTTTTTCCATTTTTCTTCGTATTCTTCATAATT